CCCCGGTTGATGATAAGGTTATTAAAATCAAAGTTCAAAAACTGTCAGAAATGCTTTGCAATGTAGAAAATTTAAAGACAATAAAAGAATCACATATTCTTTCATTGTTACGTTATTATGATTTGATTCGCGAATTAAAAGAGGTTAAGTAATGAGGTCATTTTTACGAGAGATAGAAGAAAAATTTGTTGAATTGGAAAATCATTGCGAAGTGTGTGATAAGCCGTCTGAAGAATGTGTTTGTGAAGAGATAGATGAAGCATCTTCTACGGGAGGAGTTGCTAGATATAACACACCAGCAGCCTTTCGCAAAACGGTTAAACATGTAGGGTATGCATCCGGCCTAGAAGAATCAACAGTCCCCGTTTCAAAAACATATAAACCAGGACATTATCAAACGGTTGAATTTGATGAAGAAGTTCAGAATGATAAATTTCCATTTGCTGCAGATCATCATTATTGGTGGAACAAAGAAATGGAATATCCATCTAAGGATATAACTAGTTCACCAGGTACCGCTCATAAAAAAGATCTAGACACAAAAAACAAAAAAACTAAGATTACTACGGAAGATATATTAGAGAGAAAATACGAAGAACTAATTGAAAGCTATCGTAATTTTTCTACGGCTGATTCAAAAACATCACCGGAACAAAAAGTAAAGAACACAATCAAAGAAGTTGCAAAAAAGCTTCAAGAAATTGAAACCATGGTGAATTATAATTCCAGATTAAAAACAGAATCTGGAGTAACATCATCTGCATATGGTAATAGCACAAAAAAAGCGTTAGCAAAAATATCAGAACGATTAGTAAAAATATCGGAACGAGTAAGAGCATTAGGGGAATAATATGTCAAAACAACTAATAGTAGAATATATGCCATTCAAGCCAGTAGGGTCACTTACTGAGCAAAGCGGTGCAGCATATGGAATACCAGGTGGTTTTGTAGTGCAAGGAGTTTTACAGAGAGCTGGAGCAAAAAACCAAAACGGGCGGGTATATCCAAGAAATATCCTGGAACGAGAATGTCGTCGTTACCAGGAAGAATATATTGATCAACATCGTGCGTTAGGTGAACTAGATCATCCAGAATCTTCCGTAGTTAACTTGAACAACGTGTCCCACAATGTACTAAAGATATGGTGGAAAGGTGATGATTTATTAGGTGCAGTTCAAATACTTGATACGCCATCAGGCAAGATTCTTAAAGAACTTTTCAAAGCAGGAATCACCCTAGGAATTTCATCACGCGGATTAGGATCAGTGAAAGAGTTAAGATCAGAAGGCACAGTTGAAGTGCAAGAAGATTTTGAATTAATTTGTTGGGACTTTGTATCAAATCCATCAACCCATGGAGCATTTATGCGACCAACATCGATGCATGAATCAGTAAATAAAACAATAACAAACAAATACGCACGAGTACATGATGCAATTACATCTATACTATGTGAAGACGGAAAATGTAGGATATAACATGAAAACACCAAACTTAAAGTTCATACTAGAAACAATTCTTGAAGACAAACCACAACCAATGACTCGTGAAGAAAAACGAGCATTTGTACAGGAAGTTGCAAACTTTTCTGCATTAGGAGAATCAGTGTATGGTAAAGGTGATTTGGAACAAATTGTAGAACGAGTTAAACGTATTGTAGAACGTGCAGAACGAATCATGACCGAAAGTGAAGATTGGGCATCAAACCAAGCACATAAAAAATACTTTAAACGCGTAACAGATGATTATCGTGATTTTGAAAATGCTGCACGGGAAGTTAATGAAGCTCAAAAAAGAATGGCAATGTGTTATGAAAGCATCGGTCAAGGATTAAACAAATATTTCGATGTGCAGTAATTTGGATATTGAGAATTAATTACTTATATTATAAGGTATAATAATGAACAAATTAAAAAAATTGTATCGAGATTTTTTCGGCTTAACAGAAGCAGTATCACCTACGTCAAATATTCCAAAAATCTTGCCAGCTGGTGAAATTGAAAAAAGTGTACAAGCCGTGCAAAAATATGGAAAGGCAATGAAGGATGCTGGACTTATCGAAACTGAAGAAATGGTTGACGAAGCTCAACTAATCAACAACATTATCGATTATCGAGGCGGTGTTGAATATGTGCTTCGAAACCCAGCAGAAGCAGAATCAGTAGCTACTGAGATTCGTGAATGGGCTACTAAAAAAGGGTTTACCGTAGTTAAACATACAAGATCAGCATCAGGTAAAGTTGGATACTTTTATTTTCGTTTAGGACAAGATCCAGCCCGTGAATCACAACGCATTCAAGGATACATCGCTCAGAAGCCAGAAATTAAACATTTCCGATTCAATGTGCGAGGAGAAAAGAAAGCAGCTCCTGCTCCAACACCACAACCACCACAAGCAAATATTTAAACCAGTTATATGAGTAAAAAACAAAAACAACATCAAATGATTGTTCCCGGTCAATCGTTAGCAGTGCATGTACCGGGAGACACCAGAGAAGATTTAGCAGCTGCACTTAAAACATGGAAACGCAAAGTGAAAATGTCCGGAGTGTTAGAAGCAACAAAAGATCGTAAAGAATTCATTAAGCCTAGTGTGCTAAAACGACAACAACACGCTAACGCAGCATATATGCAACATATTCGCACAATGCATTCAAAATAATATCTTTACCACAAAAGTATTAAATTAAGTCCTAGCTTGAAAAAGTTGGGACTTTTTTACTGTTTTTTCGGATAGCTCGATATATATTAAAGAATACGCTATTCCGTTCTTATTATATAGCGTTACTGTATTATAAAAATTCTATTAAGATTTCAAATAATCTTACTTCCAAAAAAAAATTTAGGGGAAAAACTATGGCAAAATCAGATTTGCTAAAACAAGCAATTGCTGACGCAAACGCGGTTAAAGAAACTGCATTAGCAAACGCAAAGATTGCCTTACAGGAAGCATTCAAACCACAGTTCGAAAACATGTTCGCAGATCGTCTACGTACAGAAATCGAAGGTGAAGAAGACATTGAAGCAACCGGTGATGAAGTATTAGATGCTGCACCAGAAGCTGATTTAGATGCTCCAGAAGGCGAAGAAGATGACTTTATGTGGACAGATGATCATTTATCTGCGAGTGTAGGTGGAAATGAGTATGACTTCACTGTCGGTATGGGTGGCGAAGAGGAAGATGAATTCGGTGGTGAAGAAATGCCAGCAGATGAAATGCCAGCAGACGATATGCCAATTTCAGATGACGAAGCTGCAGCAGAGTACAATGAAGGGTATGATCATGACGATTTAAATCTAGAAGCAATTATTCGCGAGTTAGAAGGTATGGACCATGATGGAATGCCAGAAGACGAAATGCCAGAAGATGACTTTATGCCAGAAGGCTATAATGAAGAGTCTGACATGAACATCGACGAAATTATCGAATCTATTCTTCGCGAAGAAGATGACCTGGAAGATGAAGAAGATGAGAAAGAGGATGAAACTGCTGCGATGAAAAAAGAGTTAGACGAAGCTTATAGCACAGTTAAAAAACTTACTAACATCATCAACGAAGTTAATCTGCTTAATGCAAAACTTCTTTACACCAACAAATTGTTCCGCAATTTTGATTTAACTGAATCACAGAAGATGAAAGTTATTGAAAACTTCGATCGTTCAGTTAACACAAGAGAAGTAAAATTAGTATTTACAACATTGGCTGAATCATTCAAACGTCCAGCAACTAAGAAGCGTGTTGTTAAAGAATCGTATGCATCTAAAGCGACTGCTACTACGGCTCCTAAACAAGCAACGGTTCTTAACGAAGGATTTGAATTGGCTAACCGATGGAAAAAATTAGCAGGATTGCTATAACAAAAAAAAAGAAAAGGAAAAACTAAAATGAGTATTTCAAATTTATTGCAAACTAACGATTTTGTACAAAGAAATCAAGCAAAAGCGTTGGCTAGCAAATGGGAAAAGACCGGTCTATTAGAAGGTCTTAAGGGCGAAACCGAAAAAGCAGGTATGGCTCAATTGCTTGAAAACCAAGCACGTCAATTAGTAAAAGAAGCTACTTCAACTGGTACAACAGCAGGATCTGAAGAGTGGGCAGGTGTTGCACTTCCATTGGTACGTCGTATCTTTGCTGAGTTTGCAGCAAAAGAATTCGTTTCAGTTCAGCCAATGAACTTGCCATCAGGACTTATTTTCTATCTAGATTTTAAGTATG